CTTGCTGCGCGCCGGCCTTTGCAAGGCTAACTCCAGCTCTTAATTTAGCTAATTTTTCGTTTTGTTCCATTTTTTCGTCTGCAATATCACCTTGTTGCATCAATCTTGCTCTTGCAAGGTCTATTTGAGCCTCATCATTGTCTTTTTTACGTTCATTTTCCATAGCACGTAGATCAACTTCACGTGATTTTAGTTTTAAAAGAGGATCATTGTCAAATTGTGACGTAATTTGTTTTTCTTCCTTCATAAAATCTTCTGTCATCTCTGCAATTAACACAGATTTTCTAGATTCAATTTGATTTGTAAGCGCTTGTAGCTGTTGTGCAACTTGTGGATTCATAGCAGCTTGTTGTTGCATCATAACCATTTGTTGTAACTGTTCTCTAAACTCTAATTGTACCTGTTCTTGAGCCATCAAACTAATATGTTCTAAAATATTTTTTTGTATCGCTGCCATGACTGCAGGATTATTTCTTACAATGTTAGTTGACATAAAATTTAAGTGAGCTGTAACGTGCGCTCTATGATCTTGACCAGGAAAAGCTTGAAAAGGTTTACCAGCTAACGCATTAATGTGTTCCATACTTGGATCCATCGGTGCATTTGGTGCTGGTGGTGGTAAAACCGTGTCTACATTCTTAACACCTATGGCTTCATACATGTTTCTATAGATTTGATACATGTTATGTAGCTGTGGGTTTGATGTTGCTATTTGTAATTGTGTTTGTGCTAATGTAATTCTTTGAGACATTGAAAATATATTAGGATCTGCAACTGGTACAACATCTATTCTATCATCAAAATCTGTTTGCTTAATATTTCTTGCACCACCTACAACATCATATGGATATTCTGGTGGTAAATATTGTGAAACTACTTTTGATAATAATTTAAATTCATCTTTCATCGCTGCATAACATCTTTTGTGTATTGCAGACATTACTCTTGAACCACGTTCTAATAATGCAATTGTTGTTCCAACAGCTGCTGCTTGATTACCGTCACCCACGTTCATATCAGCAATAGCCGCGAACCTTTGACCAGCTTGTACGACGATACCTAATAAATTTAATAATGTTTGAGATGGTTCTTTGTATGGTAGTGGAAAGAATGCATCACGTAACGATCCACCTGGTGCATCTACATCTTTAAATTCACCTGGTTGTATTGGTGATGCTTCATCTCTAACTCTAACGCCTCGTTGTTTAAATCCTGCAGGTAAATTAGATAATGTCCCTGCGTCTAACAATTGACGGAGAGCCGCCGTTGCGGTACGGCTCAATCCGCCAATCATATGAATGAGTCCAAAGCCATAAAATCCTAGTCCTGGCAGAAATTTAAAGTGGACGAAATATTGGATTTTATTTTTCTTTAGATCATTGGGCGCATAGTTTCTCCGTATGGAGAGCACTACTCGGCTGCCTTCTTCTACAGTTACTATGTAGGGCAATTTTATTCCTGTTGGTTGTCCGTCTTGACCAACTTCCTCAAAACCTTCTAAGTCTAAATTTACATGACACTCTAACAAAGTATAAACTGGTTCATTCTTACCAGATTTTTTTGTACCATCTAACTCACGTTCTTTTTTTTCTAATTCATTTCTTTCAACATTACCTGGAGGTCCAAGTTCTACATCTCTATAAAAACCAGATACTTGTTGTTTTCTTAATTCATTTTCAGATATTTTTACAGTGTGTATCACTGCTTCTGCATCTTCAATACTTGTTGCTGTATATGGAACTATTAATTCATCCGCAGGAACAAATTTTGAAACTGCTCTTCCAAGTGGTATGTCATAATAAACTTTTTTAAATGTAGATCCAGCAAGAGGTAAATGAAATAACATAGAATCAAACTCTGCTTCATACTCTTGCATTTGATCCATAATTAAATAATTCATAAAATCTTTTACACGAGTTGCTTGTTGTTCAACTGGCGGAGTATTAACACCTATAACCTGTGTTCTTACAGGTCCTGCTGCTGGTAATAATTCTTTGTATGCTTGTGCTTGAAATTGTGTAACTGCTTCTGCTAATACAGGGTGAGTTGCACCAGATGCTCCTTGAAATGGTTCTGTTCTGTTTTCATATTTAAATCCTAGTAAGTCAAGCCCTTCTGTGTATCCTCTTTCCCAATCTTTTCTAGAGGATTTGTAATCCATATAGTTTTGAACCATTTCGTTTCCGATTGGTTCTAAAACATCGTCTGGTAAAATATCTGCTAAGTTATCGAAGTGTGCTTCGGTGCCAGGCACGTTTATTGTACCTGGTTCAAAGTCTAATGTTACACCACCATCGTCTTCTGGTGTAACTTCAATTTTTGGATTTTCTTGTTCTTCTACCGCTTCCTGAACGGCAACTTCTTTTAATTCCTCTTCTGCAGGAACTTCAAGTTTAGTTTTAACGTTCGGGAGTCCTTTGTCTATTTCTGCCATATATTACTCCTACTGTTTCTTAACACCTTTTGTTTCATAAGGCAACCCATGAGGAGTTGGTCCTGATACAGGAGGGGGTCCTGATTTTTTGCCGATAATACCACCCTCTCTTGCACCTTCAAATGCAAAAGCTGATTGTTTAGCTCTTAAGGCTCTTCTTTGTTCTGGTGTCATTGCTTTTAATTCAGCCATTCTTTTTTTAGTAAACTTGCCTGCTTGATACAAAGCCTCTAATCCTAAAAGACCAGTGCCAATTGGAGACAGTCTACTTGCTATACGAAGTGCAGTTTTTGGACTTGCACCTAAATTAAAAATTTTTTGTGCAGCGCCCATCTTTGCAGATTGTTTTACAAGTTGTGGTGCAAAAGCTGCTTCTGCTGCAATGCTAGCTCTATCAATCGCGGACGTTGGATCTACACCAAGTCCTGTTGTTAATACTGCAGCACCAAGTGGCGTGGGTATACTTTTAAAAGCTTCTTTTAAAACACCTGGGCTAAAGAAAGGATTAGCGCTTAACTGTGATCCAGATATTTTCATACCTAAAGCTTTTTTAGCCATTGTTAAATCTTTTTTTGATGAAGGTAATCCAATATTTTTATCCACGATTAATGGAACTTTTGATTTTGCTACGTCTACAAATTTTTCAACTGCGTTTGGTGATTGTTTATATCCAATGCCTTTTGTTTTAAAAGTTCCCTCTGGAACATCAGGTTGTAATGTTATTTTTAATTCTGCTGCTTTTTCTAAAATATTTTTTATTTTAGGACTATTTGGATTTTTTTCTATAAAACTTTCAGCCGCTTGTTTAAAACCACCCGCTCTGTTATGAGGAGCCATAATTAAATTTCTATTGTAAGGAAAATCTTTCATTTTACCTTCTTTAAAAATATCTCTTTGATGTTCTATTTCAAAAATACCTCTTTCCTTTAATTGAGATAAATTAGGTTTTACTTTTATAATATTTCCATCAGGAGATATTGTTGTTGAAAGTTGATCAATTAATTTAGGATTTTTTAAAATTAAATTTGGATTTTGTTTTATTTTATCATTTAATTGTCTTGTTATCAAAGACTGTTGATAATTTAAAAATTTTTCATTTGGTGTTAAAGAAACTTTATCTTCAACTTTGGCTACTCTTCGTCTTCGTCTTCTTTCTGCTTTTTTAGCCATTTCTGTTTGTTTATATTCAGGATCATCTTTTAGTTTTTGTTTTATTTTTTGTTTTTTTCTGTAAGTAATATTTCTTTTATACAACTCATCAAAGTCTGGTATCTCCTCTCTTAACTCTTGTTTTGCTTTTCTAAAACCTGGGGGTAGTCCTCTACCTCTTGCTGCAAGATTTATTGGTGGAACATATGTTCTATCTAGAGCCATGTTTTTTAAAATTGTTTTTATATCTGTTCCATCTTGAAATGGTATTCGTCCACCATCAGCTTTAAATTCTGGTTGATCAAAACCAAACTTTCTAACTTTTTTAGGGGATGTTAGATATCTGTTTACTTCTTTGAGAATAATTGGAGTAAGTTTTAAACCAGCCATTACTCTCCTAACATTACTGCGATACCGCCGCCTGCTTTTTTAGTTATTTTTTCAGAAATTTCTTTAAATTTCATTTTGTCTGATAAAAATTTATCTGTACTTATTTCATCTATAATTTCTTTTTGAACAGACTCATCAAGAATATCGGCGCCTGCTTGTGTTCCGTCTTGATCAAATTCTACTTTGTATTCATCATACTCATCTGGTAGTGTTCCTTTTGTAGACTCATCAGCCATACCTTTACCAGATTTATATTCCATAACTGATCTGTCTACAATACCATCAGTCACTTTATCTTCACTAACTCTAACTCCACCCATTTTATCTTTTACGATCTGTGCATCACCAGTTACAATATCTTCTGTTAAAGTATACTCATCACCGTTTTTACCTATATAAGTATATTCATCTACTCTTTCTGAGGGTCCTACTTTTGATTGTTTACCAAACATTTTTATTTTAGCTACAAGATCAAAAAAATATTGAGGTGTTCCTTGTACAGTTTCTCTTGCAGCCTCAACCATCGGTGCTGCTTCTTTACCAAGTCCTAGTAACCCTGTTTTTAATGCACCAATACCTGCGCCTGCTGCTCCCATAGTTTTTAAAAATGCTCTACGTGCTTTGTCAATAGAACCTAACTTGTATCCAATACGTCCACCCTCTGCTTTTGGTTCACCTCTTGGATGTTTACCTGTTTTTTGTATTTCTAATATTTCATCAAATGTTTCATCACCATATAATCTTACACCTAACTGTGCTTCCATAATCTCATACGATCTTCTAGCACCTGGTGATCCTAATGCATCGACCATCTCTTGACCTTTGCCTGGTCCTTTTGCTTTATCGTAAGTTTCTCTAATTTTTTTACCAAACTCTGGTGAGTCTTGAATTTGTTTACCACCCATAATACCTTTTGATACATCAATAGGCTTACCTTCCATATCAACAACCTTATTCATTTCTTTAAATCTTTGAACAGCTTCTTGTTGAATTTTTATTTTCTCTAAACCATCTGGATCTCTACCAGCAACTGATCTAAAACCTCTCGTCAGTTGACGGATCATATCAGCTACTGTCATTCCAAATTTTATTGCCATTAGTAATAATTCCTTTTAATTTTTTCGACTTTGTCGTCGATGTAGTCTTCAGGGTGTCCGATCAGACCGCCCTGTCTGAATCGCATGATCGCTTGAGTTGTACTATCAACCAAGTCGTCATG